TCGTGATATTATGAACAAGTTCAAGAACAAACTCATTTACGATTCTGCTACAGGCGCAATTAAGGATGACCGGAAGGTCATGACAATGCTGGAAGATTTCTGGCTCCCACGCCGTGAGGGCGGTAAGGGCACTGAGATCACCACCCTTCCTGGTGGCCAGAACCTCGGTCAAATCGATGACATTACGTACTTCCAGAAAAACCTTTACAAATCCTTGAACGTTCCGATCAGCCGCCTAGATTCTGAGCAAAACTTTAACCTAGGTCGTTCTAGCGAAATTTCCCGGGACGAATTGGAGTTTTCGAAGTTCATTACGCGACTACGCGCTTCATTCGCGCAACTATTTGTCAAGACGCTTGGCACTCAACTGATGTTGAAGAATATAGTTACGCCTGAAGACTGGGAGCAAATCAAAGGTAAGATTCGTTTCAACTTCAACAAAGACAACTTCTACGAAGAACTGAAGGAGACCGAGATTCTTCGTGAGCGTATTACTATGCTTCAACAGATTGATGACTATGCTGGCAAGTATTACTCGCATGAGTGGGTTCGTACTAAGGTTCTTCGCCAGACTGAAGAAGAAATTAAAGAAGAAGATAAGAAAATCGCTAAGGAAGTCGATGTTGCTCAATATCAATCAGTAGAAAATGCGGCGCCTGGTACAGATGCCGGCGGCGATGGGCAAATGGATCAACCGCCTACGCCTGGAACACCTGTCGGCCCAGATCGCTAAGTCTTATAAATAAGGTAATTGGAGATTATACTATGCCTCAAGATCAACGAATTTTAGACATCATCGCTGCCTCTTCTGAACAGAGACCAGCCGATGTTGGAGCTATTGTTAATGAGCTAATCGGAGAGCGTATTCATGCTCTGATCGACCAGCGCCGCGATGACACACGGGCGAATTTCTTCCCAGAAATCGACGCCGAATAATATCAATTAACCACAGAGGAAGCAAAATGGCGAAGACGCTAAAAACAATTCTAGAAACATACGCTCCTCGATCTGTAGACGAGAAGAAGTTTATTGACAAGCATGTTATTGTCAAGCACCCAGACCGTAACGGAAATGGTGATGAAGTTTTCAACGCCTCTAACATCAAGACCGTCAAGCGCGCTTCCGAGCATGGTTACGATGCTGGTAAGGATGCAGCGGTTTATGAAGATGTTCAGCAAGTTGATGAAATCTTCGGATCACGGGGCCTCCGTCTAGGTAAGAAACAATCTGAGTTGTATCCAGAAAACGAGTATACTAAATATGGTGAAGATCACAACCGTGGGCCTATGGGCCTTCCAGATATGGGTCACGGTCATAACTTTAACCGCCATATGCCAAAAATTGAATCGCACCCTAGTTTCCGTGCGGCTGTAGCGGCGACCGATCGTGATATCGATCATAAGACCAGCCAGCACCAGCGGATGAATCATCCAGCTGTTCAGCAAATTGCTAGGGATTTAGGTCATAGCACTTTCCAAGTTCATGACTATACGTCAAAGGGGCCATTTTACCGTCGTTGGGGTCACATGGACTTCGACAAGTATTCGCCAACTGATGGGCCAACGAGCCCGTATTTCGATCGCCACCACGATCGTGCACCACACGAACACGACTAAGATCGGATCATTCATTTGACACAGAATCTAGAAGAAAGCGTAAAGGTCGTCAAGAATGCTCTTGAAGCAGGCGGCGTTTATCCTGATGCTGTTAGCAAAAATAAAGATGGTCATATCATTGTCCGTGACGGCTTTTTCTATAAGTCTGGCCGCACAGCTGACGGCCACACCTACAAGATCAAAAAGGCATTGGATGCTGCTGGTATTAAGCACTCTATCGTTGATGATGGTGAGCATAACGCCCCGTTCCATGGTGGAGCTTCTGTAGCTAGAAACTCGCATTTCTATACGCATATCAAGCTGCATGAAGATACTCTTAATGAGGCTCCGGCCCTTCCAAAGGGTGCGAGGCACCTCGGAGATTTTGTTCCAGGTTTCATGAAGGATCTTGGAGATCAGCAGAATTTGGCGTTTTACCGTCACACAAAGGATGATGTTGCTCACGCAGCCGCCGAAGCCCATTTGAAAGAACTCAAGAGCTGCAAGCGTCGAGGCATTCCTCACCCAGCGCTAGGCCGTATCCCGCGTGGTGCTGACATCGCACATGGCGAAAATGAATCTGCCAAGTATAACTACGTTTATGACAAAACGAAGAAGCTAGACGAATCGGTTGCGAACCGCCCAGGTCACTTTGCTTTTACACACACCCCAGGTGACACTGAGTCAGAGCGCAAACTGGCAAAGCTTAAGAGCGTGGTTAGTGACCACAATAAAACTTCTGATTTCAAGCTAAGGGTACTTGCAAAGGGCCGTATGGGTAAAGACAACCCTAATGCTGAAAAGTATAAGCGCGATCACACCGGCCGCACGGCTAGACCAAACTCGCATGGTTACCAGACGATTACTCTGTCTGATGCCAAACACCACGACCTGTATGTCGCTCCGCGGAACAAATCAGATGCAAGCAATCGTAGTTATGAAGATCAAAAGACGCATCACGCTATTGCTCGGAATGTGACGGGTAACTTCAAACAAGCCACAGGACTTAATATGCAAGAAGATGTCAATGAAGCATATCCATCCGCTGCATCAATGGCTAGAAAGGCCAAGGCTGTAAAGCAAGCTCGCGCCATTGCTAATGGCTATGCCAATCAAAAATCTGGCAAGTGGTCCTCGCAATCGTACAAGACTGAAGATGGCCGTTGGGCCTCGAAGGATGTCAAAGAAGAAGCCGGGATTAACGAAGAGACAGTTGGATACAAACATTATCGCTTTACAGCCGGACAGAAGACTTCCAACAATGAAATTGGTTCACCTGAACATATAACAGCACACCCTGGTAAAATGAAGGCTCTAGGCGTTCATACCAAACAGGGTGATAGTTATGGTCATACCAGCCACGTCATTGTTACAAACACAGTCACTGGAGAGCAGAGTCATCATAACGTTTATCAGCGCGAATGGGGCAATGGTGAAGACCGTCCAACGGTCTCCATCAGACACCTAAAAAACATTCACCCCGGTCACACGAATGCCTTGAAGCATTATCTCTCTGGTAAGACCAAACTGACCGAAGAAACTTTGGTTGAAAGATATAGGAGAGCAACGGGCCGGGCCACGCTAACTGAGCTTTCCAGAGCAACTCTTGGATCCTACATCAAAGGTGCATCCAACGACGTGGCCAACAAGGCTGTAGAATACGGCACGAAGAAGGCAGAGCGTGACGAGGTTGATCGTATCACTAATCGTCATATGAAGTATGCTGACAAAGACACTATCCACAAGGCTCTCAAAACCACTTCCGATGACGTTGAAGGCCCACGGGTGAAAGCTGCTAAGCGTATCGGTGGTATTGCCAAGGCAGTCAAGAAACTGACCGAAGCTCGCAAAAAGCACAAGGATCTAACTAATGCCTGTATCTCCTAACATCGTCATTAACCGTGAGAACTCATCTGCGGTATTCCACTTTACTGCAAACGTAGCAGGCATTGTTGTTGCTGGCAACAACTCCGTCAGCAATGTTGCTATCGAGGAAGAAGTAATCACTGGCGTGGCAATCACGCAAGCTGCTTATGGTTCTACTCCAGGTGCATATTGGCATGTTCAAAGGGGATCTAACACAGCAATCGTCCTTGACTCCACTGGATTCATCGATTTTGCTGGTATTGGAATGTCCATAAATAAGGATGCTGCTGCTGATATTTCGGTGACGTTGGTTCCGCCCGATGGCCATCACTCCTCTACCTACAAGGGTTACCTCGTCCTCGAGGTACAAAAACAAAATGCCCGTCTAGAATATCTAGCCGACTAAGGAGACTACCACAATGAAGCTGTTCCTAGACATCGCTGAGGACGTTCAGTACATTGAAGAAGCCACCGGCGAGGATGGAAAGAAATCCCTGTTTATTGAGGGTGTTTTCCTTCAGGGCGGCATCAAGAACCGTAACGGTCGCATGTACCCGTCTCAAATTCTTGAGAACGAGGTCGCCCGTTATACCAAGGAGTCGATCGCAGCTAACCGTGCTTACGGCGAGCTTGGTCACCCAGCTGGTCCTGCTATTAATCTAGATCGTGTGTCACACATGATCAAGGAACTCCGTAAGGATGGCAACAACTATATCGGTAAAGCTAAGATCATGGAAACGCCGATGGGTAACATCGTCAGGAACCTGATCAAAGAAGGTGCTGGTCTTGGTGTTTCCTCCCGTGGTATGGGTACGCTGAAAGCCCAGAACGGACTTATGGAAGTTCAGAATGACTTCCGACTCGCAACCGCCGCTGACGTTGTTGCAGACCCATCCGCGCCAGATGCTTTTGTTCAAGGTATCATGGAAGGTGTTGAGTGGATCTGGGAGAATGGTATCTTTAAGCAGGCAACTCTTGAGACGGCCGTTCAGGTCATCGAAAATCACGCTGCTGCACGTACACTGGACAATGAGCGTAAGATGAAGATCTTCGAAGCGCTACTGTCTGGTCATACAAATCAGTAATTTATAAATACAACAGAACATTCCTAAAGGAGCTGTCGATGCCTAAAGACAACAACCCAGAACTCGAAATTGATGACAACGACCTGGATCTAGATCTAGACCTCGAAGACATCGGTCTCGACGAACTTGATATGGACGGTGATGACGAAACGGTTGTTGCTGAGCAAACCGCTGCTGCCGCAACGATCGCTGCCAAGCCATCTCGTACTGCAACCCTCGCTAACCTGGTTAGCGCTGCTGCAAACATGTCCGATGAGGACCTGAACCACTTCGCTGCTTCTATTGCACAGCCTACCAACCCAATCGATGGTGGTGCAGCTGCAAAGAACAAGGCGTCTATCGCCACGAAGACTGTTACCAAGGAAGAGCTTGACTCTCTCTTCGGTGATGAGCTTTCCGAAGACTTCCGCGACCAAGCAACGACTCTGTTTGAGTCTGCTGTAAATGCACGTGTCGGTCTTGAAGCTGCTGCCCTGGCTGAAGAGCTTGAGGCTAAGTATACTGAAACTACCGCTGCTTTGGAAGAGGCTTACGCCGCAACTCTGGAAGAAGAAGTTTCCGCCCTGACCGACGGCCTGTACGAGCAGATTGACTCTTACCTCAACTATGCTGCTGGAACCTGGGTCGCCGACAATGAAGTTGCTATCGACGTCAGCCTTCGTGCTGAAATCGCCGAAGACTTCATGGGCAAAATGAAGGACCTGTTCCTTGAACACAACCTAAACATCCCCGATGAGGCAGAAGACGTCCTCGCTGAGATGCTTGAAGTCAACGAAGGCCTTGAGACTGAACTGAATGCAGCCCTAGAGCAGATTATCGCCCTAAAGGAAGATAAGCTTGTTGCAGGTGTTGAGTCTACCTTCGCTGAAGAGACTGTTGGTCTCGCCGCAACCCAGATCGATCGCATTCGTACCCTTGCTGAGGGTATCGAGTCTGATGACCTGGCCACATATACCAAGAAGCTTCGTCAGATCAAAGAATCCGTCACGAAGAAGGCTACGCCTTCCACTGGCATTCTGATCGAAGAAGCTCCTGCTATCTCCGAAGATCAACTGATCGAAGAGGCTGCTGCTCCAGCTAACGTTGACCCACAAGTCGCTCGTTACATGGATGCAATCTCTCGTACATCTCGCCCAAAGTAACGCGACAAAGAAGCGCGTTAGAAACCAAGCTTTTATAAATAAACTAGAATATACCTCTAAAGGGAGTCTACCAAAATGCTACAAGAAGACCTGAACAACAAGTGGGGACCCCTGCTGGACCACGCTGATCTAGGTGTCATCAAGGATGATCACCGCCGTCGCGTAACGGCTGTTCTGCTTGAGAACACCGAGCGTGAACTTTCCGCTGTTGGTTCCATGGCGATGACCGCTAATGGCGGCCAGAGCCTGCTGGGCGAAGCTGCTCCAACGAACGCAACCGGTTCTTCGGTCGATAACTTCGACCCAGTCCTGATTGGCCTGGTTCGTCGTGCAATGCCTAACCTGATGGCTTAT